ATGTAGCCGACCCGTCGGGTCTCGGCTGAAGCATCGGGGCGCCGAAGCGCTGACTGTCAATGCACGAACCCACTATGGGCTCGCGCTTGGCCAGGTCAAGGTCAGAGCACCTTCTTTGCGCGCAGCTTCTTCCCCGTGGTGTTGGTCCACTTCTTCACGGCCTCCTCCTCGGGTAGGTCACTGTGCGCAGCGATGGCCATGCGGCGAAGCACGGGGTCCATCGCGATGCCTGCCGGGCGCGTTCCTCCTCCGCTGCCGCCCGCCGAGGGCAAGCCGCTCATGCGGGCGCGGTCGCTCGCTGACGGCGCTGGGCGCTTGCCGAGCTTGAACTGCGTCATCGTCTGGTTCAGCACGTCGTCAGCCAGCTCGTTGGTCTGCGCCTCGCCGAGGGCGATGCGCTGGTTCCACGTGGCCTGCGCGTAGCGGAAGGCGTTGGGGTCCCGGTACACCTCGGGATACTTCTGCACCCAGACCTGCTGGGCCTGCTCGGCGCGCGACTGGTGGCGCGTGGCGTCGATGGTGCGCTCGGTGTGGACGCGGGTCTTCTCGGACTCGACCTCGCGCGCAATCTTCTCGTAGTGCTTCTGCCGATCGGCGTTGAACGTGCCGGCGGCGACCTCGGCCTGCGCCGCCTTGTAGGCCTCGCTCTGCTTCTCGTAGATGGCATCGAGGCGGCGCTCGTACGGGTCCTTGCCGTCATCGTTCGCCGGGCGCTGCTGCGGCTGGGCCGCGACGTAGCCGCGTAGGGTGGCCAGCTCGTTCTTCAGGCTGCCGAGTTCGCCCTCCAGGCTCTTGACCTTTTCGCCGTTCTGCTTGCCGGTGCTGAGCAGCGACTGGATGCGCGCTTGGCGCTTCTGCCGGCGGGTGATTCGCTCCTCGGGGCTCGCGTCGGGCGAGTCTTCGTCGAGGTCGTCGACCTTGTCCTTCTCGGTCTCGTCATCGGTGAACGGGACGATGGTCGCGTTGTCCCGGTTGCCTTGCATGTAGTCGCCGCTCATTGCGCTGTCTCCTTCACCACGAATCCGCCACGTAGGTGGATTTCTTCTTCCGGGTCGTCCATTGTCCGTCGACCAGGCGCTCAATCTGGTGGCAGTAGCTGTCTTCGCCGCCGACGTCGGCAACGCGCACGGTGCCCTCGTCGATGCGCTGTTGCAGCGTCTCGTTGCCCGCCAGGTCGCCGTCGCGCATCACCAGCACGTAGATGTCGCCCACGTCGGGGATTTGCTGGCAGCACCGCGCAAATGGGACGTTCTTGTTCGTGAGCACGACGTCGCCCAGCTCGTAGCCGTGGCTCATCAGGCGGTCCATTGCCGTCAGCCCCGCGCTGATGAGTACCGCCCGGTAGCCTTGCTGCACGTCCTTCAGCTTGGTCAGCTGCGGCTTGAACAGCGCCGAGCCCGCGATGTGGCCGTCATCGTCGAACGGGTCGATGGGGTAGACGAGAATGCGGTCCATGCCCGCCAAGGCCCGGAACACGCCGTCGGGGATGCCGAACTTCTGCCGGTGCGCCTCGAGCTGCGGGTGCAGCCGCATCGAGCCCGGCGGGCTCATGGACTCGCGGATGGCCTTCTTGGCTCGCTCGAGCTTCTCTGCCTCGACGTCGACCATGTAGCGCGCGCCGGGGGCCTCCTTCGGCTCGGCGTTGTCGTTCCAGGCGCTCGACTTCTCGGGCTCTTTGAACGGCCAGGCGGTGACCTTCTCGGGGTCGCCGACGGAGATGGGATGGCTGCGGCTCATTTCAAAAACTCCTCGATGAACTGGCCCGCGTCGCGTTCCAGCACCTTCAGCGCATCACGGATGCGGGTGCAGAGCTCGGCTTCGTGGGCGTAGACCTTGATGTGCGCGATGTCGGCCTTGGTCGTCAGCGCCTCGGCGTGCGCGAGCTGCAGGCGCTCCTGCCGCAGACGCAGCAGGTAATCGCTCAGCAGGTCGAGGTCGCGCATGTCAGCAAACCTTGGCTCCACCGATGAGGTGGAACGCATCCTGCTGCGACTGCTGGCCCAGGTACGTTACCGGCGCGGGCTTGTTCAGCGCGTCGAAGACGTAGCCAAGGTGCTGGCGGATGCACTTGATTTGCTCCGGTTGCAGCGGCAACCCGCCGGGGTCGGTGCCCGTCGGGTCCACAATCTCGACGTAGCCCTGCAGCCAGTAGCAGAAGTCGCGTGGGGTCATGCGGCCTTGGGGGGTTGGGGTTGTTGCGCAGGCGGGGGCCCGCCGTTCTGGTTAGCTGGTGGCGGCCCTCCTGGCCCCGCCGGCCCCGGAGCACCGGGGGGCGCCATACCGGGCGGGGGCGCAGGCGGGGACGTCGGGGCGCCGTACACGGGCGGCGGTGGGGGCGCAGCGCCGAGGGTGGCGATCAGGTCGTAGCGGTTGCGCGCCTCCAGGCTCTTCTGCACGGTCATGTGCTTGAAGGCGTAGTTCTGCTGCAGCTCCTGCACGGCGTTCGGCAGTTGCACGAGCGCGTCGGCCTCGCTGATGCGCTGGGCCGTGGACGTGAACTTCAGGTCGGCGCTAATCTCGATGTCGTAGGGGCGATCGTACAGCTCGCGCCCCACGCTCATCGTTTGCTGGCCCATGGGGCCGAGCGCCGGGTCGTGGTTGTTCACGCTGAAGAACTCGGCGTCGTCGAGGTAGATGGCGTTGATGACGCCGTTGTTGATGAGCACCTGGGTGAGAAAATCGGCGTATTTGCCCGTCGGCACGCTCAGCATCTTGGTGGCCTGCTCGATGCGTGCGCTGATGCCTTGGGCCGTCTCCCCGCTCTTGCCGCTCTCGCCCGAGAGCACCTCGGGGGTATTGGTGACGGTGTTGCCGAAACCTACCAACATCTCGACGAGCTTCAGCAGCTGCTCGGCGGGCTCGCCGAACTCGAGCGGAATCATGTCCTTGGCCAGATCCATGGCGCCCTCGACCGTGTGAATCTTGCCCGGCTCGAGCACGAGCGTGGCGCCGCCGGGGAAGCGCACGTCGCCCTTCTTCAGCCAGTTTTTGCAGTTGTGCAGCATCGCCTGGTCGTTGAACGCCGAGAGCGCGATGTTGGCCGCCTTGTTCTGCGCCGCGTGAATGCTGCCAGTGCCGAGGCCGAGCACACCCTGCAGCGGCTCGATGTTGACGCCGTGGGCGAACATCTGGATGGGCACGGAGTCTGGTTGACGCGGGCGAGCGTTGGGGTCGCCGTGCATCCATTCGGGCATGGGCGGCTCGGGAGGCGGCGGCATCTCTTCGATGGAACGCGCCATGATGACGGCCTCCGCGGGAGCGTCGCTCTGCGGGTCGGCCTCGTGAGCGAAGGCGAGCGCGGCGCGGCGCGTCTCCTCCATCTCTTGCTGGTACGCCTGAATTTCCTGCATGCCCTGCTGGTACTTCTCCAGCTGCTGCATCTCGAACTCGAAGCGCCGCTTGTCGTACGGGTCGGTGCGCTCGTGGATGTTGAGCGCGAGCACGGTCTGCGTTTGGTAGTCGACGATGACTTTGCAGTAGCGGTCGCGCGGCTCTTCGGGCTCCTCGCCTTCGGGCGGCTCGGGCGGGGTGGTGGACGGCGGCAGGTTCAGCCAGCCCTCGTACTGGATGATGCGGTACTGGCCCTTCTCGTAGACCGTGCTGTCGACGCCCTGATTCTTGTCAACGGCCTCGCGCAGCTCGCTGTTGATGCTCGTTTCGTCCCACGCGGGCGGCAGACTCTTGAGCGTCGTGCCGACGTCTTCCCACACGTGCTTCATCTTCCGCAGCTCGTGCGGGTCCATGAAGATGACCTTGGCGACCCAGGACACATCCGAGTAGTCCGGCATCGTCGAGACGTGCGCGTTGGCGCAGACGAACTCATTGGCCGTCAGCATCTCGTGGCGGTTGTATTTGCGCTGCGGGTCCCAGTAGCTGTGGCAGGTGACATCCCCGAACAGGTTGTAGGCGAGCAGCCCGCGGTAGCCCAGCTCGCGCTTGAAGTCCTTGATGCGCTTGCGAATCTGCCAGTTGCCGTGGAGCGAGAGCAATTTCGCGGTGTGCTCGTCATCGGGCCCGATCGGGTTGACGCCGAAGACGTTGGTCCAGTTGCCGAACAGCTCGTAGGCCTGGCGGTAGCCCATGCGGATGGTGTTCTCCATCAGGATGGGAACGTGCGCGTTGGCCATGTGCTGGAACGGCGGCGGCTTCGGGTCGAGCGTACCGGCGAACAGCTTCCACATGTCGCCCATGTTCTTGCGGAAGGCGTCGGTCGCATCCCATGCGGCGTCAAAGTCGGTGATGACCTTGCGCCCCAAGCGCTTGAGCGCCTCGCGCCCCTCGGGGTGCAGCTTGAAGGCAGGGACGAGGTTGACCTCGTCCTCGTTGTACTCGAAGGGCTCTTCTGACGGCGTGTCCTGCCCGAGCATGAAAACATCATCGTCATCGACCTGCACGTCGTTGTCGGGGCGGTCGGTGTGCTCGGTGTCGTCAGTTGCCATCGGGTGCCTTGGGGTGGATCGTCTTGATGGTCATGGTCTGCGGCGGACCCATCTCGATGGTGCCGTAATTGCGAACCACCGCGCAGCAGCGCTCGCACGTGGGGATAGGCGCAACCACGCTCCACCAGAGCCGGGGCACGATCACGCGGCCCGCGCACAGCGAGCAGGTGCCCAGAACTTGTACGTCCATGAATCCCTCCACTGCTGGATAGTCAGCTGCCATAGCCAAAACCGCTGGCCTTCGGGAGCGCGGGCTCATCGTTGTCGTTGTCGGGGCGGTCGAACTCGTGCAGGTCCATCACGATGCTGCCGCGACCGCGGGACGCGCGCGCTGCGGCGTAGGCCTGCATGTCGAACCAGTGTTTGAGCGGGCTGCTCTTGTCGGGGACCGTGTTGTCGTTGTCGTCGATGCCGATGCCGGCAAACATCTCTGCGCTCTTCTTGCAACCCTCGAACAGCATCAGCCCCGGGGGCTTGTGCTTGTCGTAGTCGCGCAAGCGCTCGCTGACGCGCTCGGCGTTGCGCGCAATGCTCGCTTTGTCGGCGGGCTGCCAGTAGATGCCCTCGGCGGCGAACACGGACGCCTTGCTCTTGCCCGAATCACCGCGTTCTTCCCAGAGCTGCGTATCGGCGACGCCAGTGAGGCGGCTCTTCTTCTGTTTGGCATCCCAGAAGCCGAAACGCTGCTCAATCTCGACCACGCGACGGGCGACGTCGACATCGCGCATCAGGCGGAAGTTGAACTCGAAAAAGCAGTACAGATTGCCGTCGGGGTCCATGGCGAACCAGCCGATGGTGCCGAACGCCTTGTAGCCCCAGTCCATCGAGCGGAACTTGGGCCAATCGCGCGGAATCTTGAACGGAGCGATGACGTGGACGTTCGGGTTGTAGTCGTCCTCGAAATAGCCGCCTTCGACGCTGTCCCAGTCGCCGTAGAGGTAGCGCGCGCGCATATGCGCGGGCTTGCTCAGAAGCTTCACCTTGTACTGCTGGACGAAGGCCTTATCCGGGTTGTCGTCGAGCTTCGCCGGCAAGAACAGCCGCGTCTTGTAGTAAATCTCGTTCGTCTCGGGGTCGACGACCTTGCGGCGCAGGATGACGTTGCCCTTGCGCTCCGGGACCACGAACGCCTCCTTCAGCCAGCCCGGGGTGGGGTTGGACATGAGCCGGGACGCCAGAAGGAAGCGCAGCACCGGGTCAGCGGAGCGAACGCGAGCGTCCAGCTCTTCGTACTGCTCCTCGAGGAATTGCCCGGCTTCGTCGAGCCCGAGATGGGTGTACTGCTTGCTGAGGTAGTTGACGTGGTCTTTGGGCTCTCGGCAGTGCCCGAAGGTGTACTTGAAGCCGCTGCCGAACGTGTAGCGGTGCAGCTCCTTGTTGTAGATGACGCCTGGGTCGAACTGCCGGAACATGCGTTCGGCGCGATCGATGGTCTCCTGCAACATCGGCATCGTGCGGCGCATGTGCAGCGCGTGGCCCTCGCTCTCGCCGGGGCGGATGCGGTTGTTGCGGCACAGCTCGGCGAGCCACCCCGGCAGCTGGTCGATGAGCTGCCCCGTCGCGCGCGCATGCTCGACCACGGCCTGCTTGACGATGGGGTCCCAGAGGAGCGTGAGGCTCTTGCCGGGGCCAGCGCTACCGCCGCCGAGGACTTCATCCGCGGTCGTC